CGAATTTTGGAATCCAGCTATCCAGTTCTGTACTGAACCGCGGACGGATGCCATCTTGTAATACGACGGAGTGCTTTGAAACTGCCAATTCTGCGTAGGCGTGGGGGTAGTAGCCGATGTGAACCCAATCCAATTGGCGTTCGTGTCATACTCGTCGGTGTTCCCGTTCCCGACTCCAAACCATAAAGCCGTTCCCGCTATCGTAGTACTTCCCGGAACGGCCAGCAAAATCCCTATACGAATCTTCGTCCAGTCGGAGCCCCAGGCGAAAGTTCGAGCGTATCCGGCATTGTGGGGTAGTTCCAAATACTTTTTATCTCCGGTAATGAAAGCCCGGGTGCCGGTCGTTACAGAGCCCGCGCCAATCCCCAAAATAGACGCCGGACCGTCCCATCCATACCCCTTTGAAAACCCGCTTGTGGTTCCGTTCGCATACTTTTCAAAGTCTTCGGAAGCTCCGAAAGTGGGGGTCAAAGACGTGATAATTCCGTGGTCGAGAACCGCCTCCATATACGGGCGCATTCCTTGGACTTGACACAGATACAAGTCTCCGGCGGCAGTGTCGAGCGTCGAGCGGTCTGGTCCTGTGGCCCCCGTCTCCCCAACCCCACCCGTACCGCCAGTTCCGCCAGTTCCGCCAGTTCCGCCGGTGCCGCCGATTTCACCGGCGCTGCCGGGGCTGCCAGTGCTGCCAGTACTACCAGCGGGCCCTGTGGCCCCAGGAGGCCCGGTTTCTCCTACCCTGCCGCGAATTCCAGGAGCCCCCTGTGAACCGGTAGCGCCCGGGACTAAAACGTATTTCCCGGACGGAGCCGCTTCGCCGCCGTCGCATTCGGGCGATAGGTTTGAAGGAATTCCCGCGCTTCCGTCCCCGCATGGATTGTTGCAACTCATATCGCCGAAATATCAACAGGTTTGTCTGCGTTTATGCTATTGTTTGTAACTGTAAGTTTGTATTGCGGACTCTTAACCGTGGGTGTTCCGCCCCGCGCCGTCTTGCAAGAATCGCCCCGAATACGAACCATGGGGAGATTGCATCCATTTCGAGTGTTTCTTACTTTGCAATTTTTCATGCGATTTGGACCCAGTTCAAATTGGTTGCAGATGCCTTGACCTTAACGAGAGGCGCACTGTCTTGATTCACGTAGAGCCGGATAGTCCGGGGACTAACGGTGAAGAAAAAAGTCTGTAGCAGCCGAGGTTCATACGGCGTTGCTTGAAAAGTTGTATCGAGCACTTCTTGAATTTTTACTTCAACGTGCTGGCCAGCTTGAACCGCCGCGTTTGCTTCCGCCTCAGTGTTGTAGGTCGATAACGTCACGTCCGTTGCATTGTCAATCACGGCCCAAGTAATGAGCGCGAGAAAAATAACGGCGGAAGTTCCGACAACAGTCTTTGTGGTTCCCACAATATAGTAGGTTCCGGCCACAGTAATAGGAATGTCAACAAACGAGCCATCTAGCAGAACCGGAACGGGAGTATTGTTGACGATGGTCGTAACAAAATCCGATTTTCCCGCGCCGAAGAAATACCCGTTGATGTTTGCGTTCGCGTCTCGGCCTTTGACGCCTTCGTCTCCAGGGTCGCCATCGGGACCTTTGTCCCCGGGAGTCCCTTTATCGCCGACGATAGGACGCCCGCCCGGAGAGACGGGAACAATAACTGCCCCCAAAGGCACGACAACGGGGGCAAACGATAGCGCCTCTCGTAGGGTTATAACCACCGTATCCCCGTCGTTTGAAACGATATCATACCAGCCTGAGTTTTGGACAAACACAATCAGTCCGGGCAAAAGTGCGCGAGTTGCCAAAATGGAAATCGTGATTGTGAGCCCAACACTCGGCTGGAAAAAATCAGCGGTCGTAGCGGAGACCGCATCTTTACCGTTCACCCCGCTCGGACCTATGTCACCTTTGTCTCCAGTCAACTCCAGTATGTTATCGTAGAGCAACCGGAAAAAATAACACGCAACACCCTCGCCGAATCCACGGGGGTCGGCAGGAAGCCCCGACTCCAAATTGCATCCGAGAGTCCAGACAACTCTACCATCAACGTCTGTCTTGGTGACAACACCAAACATTTGCGAAGTGAAGTTCGCCACCTTGCTGCGGAGCGACTCACATGCAGCGGAATTATTCCCGCTTGTCGCCGTAGGGTTTAGGCAATCTGCGTCCATGTGATGTCCGTGTAAAGATACGGAATGGTCTGCGTGCCAGACGGGACAGTGTTCAGCGTTCCGTCCGTCAAGAGCCTAGCGACACGCCCGCGGGGGATGGTTTGAACAGAAATGAAAGTGCCGCCAATTAAAATTTTCGTGTCAGTCTGAACCCATGCAGAATACACGATATCGCCCGCAACTCCGATGTTCACATCGCCGAGGGAAGTGTCGAGCGCACCTGTGCCCGGAAGAATCCGAGCCAAATGAGTTTGGTTCGTGGTTGCCGGTCCGAATTTGGTGAACAGCCCGCCGACGATAATATTCCCAACGGTATCGAGTGAAACCGTGCGAACGTCATTGTTGAAACCAGCCGAGGCCGTCGCAACCGCACCGGCGGCAGTCAATTGAATGAACTTCGGCGAGGAGGTTCCGTCGTAAGTGGCGAAAGAACCGCCGCAAATAATCTGGCCCAAAGTTCCGGCATCTACCGTTTGTTCCTCGATAGAATAGACCCGAGAATTAAACTGATTTGCCGTAGTGCTGGCCCAAGTCTCATCCGGTAGTCCGGTCGTGTCGAAGAATCTAGAAATACATCGGGAGTGCAACGCTGACCCTCCGCCGTTTTTCAGAGATGCCGTGAAATCGCCGCCAACCATTATTAGGGCATTCGACAGAACTTTCACGGTGCGGCCTGTATCGTTAAGTCCGCTGGTAGCGGTTCCGAAAGAAGTATCCAAGAACCCGGTAGTGCCGGGACCTCCGGATGTTTGGATTCGAGCGATGCGCTTGCGCGTCGTACCGCCAACGGTCGTAAATGCGCCGGTGATGACGGCCATGTTGTTCGCGTCGATGCCCAACGCGAGAATGGTGTCATTGATTACGGGGTGAGACGCGACCATGTCCGTGTGTAAAGTCCCGTCTGAATTCAGTATGGCGAGTTTGCTGACTGTGTGATTGCCCGCCGTGTCGCGGTAAGACGAGAAGTTTCCGCCGATGACGATATGCCCGTCAGCCATTACACCAATGGTGAAAACCGTTCCTCCCCCATTGACTCCGGGAACTCCTACTACTCCCGCGTTAAATGACGTGTCAATCGTTCCATCAACATTGAGCCGCGCAATACCGCAAATGGAAATCGCGTTCATCTGGGTGAACACCCCCGCTACGAGAATCTTTCCGTCACTCTGGACGGCGATGTCATAAATTATATTGTTAGCGCCCGCGAGCCCACCGTCCATGAAGCCGAGAATTCGGCTTGCGTAAAGTTGAATCGTGTCCGCGCCGCCCGCCGTATAGATGGCCGCGAAAGGACAGTGACGGAATTCATTGGCCGCGCTTGGCGCAATCAATTGGGTCGTGCCCGGAACATCGAAATTGTTCGTGACGCTGAACAACTTGATTTGGGTATTCGACTGGACATTGGCCGCCGTCTTTCCAACAATCAAATACGTTCCCGCATTCGGAAGGGTGAATCGCGGGTCGGCGGCAGTCGGAGTTATCGGAGGATACGCGGGCGAAGCAACCGAGAACCAGACCGGATGAAAGTCTTCGTCCGTGAACGCGAGCAAGTCGTAATCGTTGCCAGTCGTGGTGAAAAAGAATCCGTTATTCTGTGTGACGGAGACGGCGTCCTCTCCCGGCTGGCCTTTCGGCCCTTGGATGCCTTGGTCTCCAGTCAAACCTTTGTCGCCAGTCTCGCCCTTAATTCCGACTCCCGTTTGTCCCGCCGGGACCACGAGAGCGCCAACAGGAACAATCGCCGCGGCGTCAGACAGCCGAGAAATCAAGTTAGTAAACAGGACGCCAGTGCCGTCAGTCCCAACGACATTATACCAGCCGGACCCTTCAATAAAGATATTCGCGCCGGTGACAATGTTGGCATTTAAGCGTGTAACAATCTGGACGTATGGGTGTTCAAGACTGGGAGTCGCGAATGGAGCCAGCACAACCGTATGTGCGTCCACTCCGTTCGTTCCCGGGTCTCCAGGATTTCCCTGTGGCCCCTGTTCCCCGATTATTCCGTCTTGAAAAAGACGCAAGATATAACAGCCAAGGGGTTCGTCCGCGCCCCGGGGATTCGCGGGGAGGCCCTGGTCAAGTTCGCACGGCAAAGACCAAACGACTTTTCCGTCAACCTCCGTCTTGACGACTTCTCCGAAAAACTGGAGAGTGAAATTGTCTATCTGTGACGGCAGAGTCTCGCACGCGGCGGAGTTGTTCGGTCCGGTATGTCCGCACGGATTGTCACACCCAAGCTTGTCGCAAGAATTCAGCGGGTTAGGATTGTCGTTCCCACAATCGCCGCATTTTGAGCAACTCATTTTAAGTTTGTGTCGGTTTAACTGTCAGCGCCTTGACGATATCCTGGGTAGATTTGTCCTGCGCCTGACCGTGCGAATGCGCGAATAATTCGAGAACCTTAGCCTTCAATTCCGCGGTCAACTCACTATTCTGGACTTTCTCTTTGAACAACTCGCCACCTTTGGAAATTTCAGAGACCGCGCCAGATAAAACCGAGCTAGACACGCGGCCAACCACATTGGTCCCCAGGCCGACGATTGGATTCACTGCGCCATAAATTTTCAGGCCGGTATAGACGAGAAAAATCACCAGAGCAATCGCGCCGATATAAACGAAGTATGGAACCCGAATCAGGCCGGTGCCCTCGATTTTTTTGCCAACAAGCGGTTCGACTTTGTCGGCGTATCGAGCAATCTTCCGATTCAACTCTGCTTTATTTTCTATAACTCGATTTGCGAGATTGGTAACAGCGCCAGCTGGAAGCGACTGCGGGGGTCCGAGGCTTGTCGAAACGGCAGTAGTCAATGCTTCGGTATTCTTGGCTGGAGTTACCACGGACGCGGGGTCGTTATTGCTTATGGCCGCGTCAACCGTGAGCCGGGCCGTCAGGGAAGCAGCATAAGCCGCTTGGCGTTCCGCTTCCAGGTCCGAAGCGGTCTTCTCCGGCACGGCCTTAACCTTCTTCTGGAAGAATTCAACTTTCTTCGGAATCAAGGTCCCGCAACCGACGAGCATTACGAGTGACGCGACGAGCATCGCGGTTCCGGCCAAGTCTTTTAGTGTTTTTAGAGTCATGGGATTTAAAGGATTTCTTTATGATATGGACGACGGTGTAAAGTGCAATTACTAACTGCGCTAGTAGAAGAACTGCATTCATGTAAGGCGTGAACTTTTGAATGAATCCTGCAATTGCTGCCGCCGAAAGATTGACACTCACCAGTGCCAAGAAGCGGTTATCGTCTCCCACTAATTTGTGAAGAATATCCATTCTGCTCATTGGGAGGAGGGGCGAGACTTATTAAAGCCTCGCCCCATTGTTCCCTACCCCCGTTCACCCTCGCGGGTGAAAAGTGAGTCGTTCCAGCCTCACAGCGTGGGGACGCCGGGGCCGACTACTGGAGTCTCATCGTCGCCACAGACGCCGATGGACGTGAAGGAATCAGCGCCAGAATAGCTGGACGCGTCAGTCGTCGCGCAGTTAACCAAGCCGAGGTCAGCAGTGCAGCGTTTATACAGCATCGGTATAATGTGCTGCGGACGCAGAGGCCGGTAAGCGCGAGTGATTTGATACTTGTGCCAACCGAAGTCACCCCATTGATTACACTGATTGTCAATCTGGTAGTGCCATTCGAGTTCGCCCATGTGAAGCTGAGGCGCGAATTTGAACGAGCCTTCGCCAACATACTTTTCAGGCACGAGCCTTTCAAAGCTGCCGTCAGCGATGAGCACGCCAACTTCATAGGCCGCATTCAGCCAAGCCGGATTCGGCTTCGCGAACGCAGTCCCGGAAGCGGGTTTGCTAACCACAACTACGGGGTCAACGAGCGCCAAAGTGCCGTCCACGTTGAAGCCGGTCGCCCGCAAAGGCCGCTGGTCAACGCCGAAGGCGATGCCGCGGTAAGCCGGGGACTGTTCAAACGAGTAGGCCGTCAGGGTCGTCTCGCCGAGTTTGTAGCCGCCAGTCGTCAAAGCAACCATGACGTTTTGAACGCCAACCTCAGAGCGGAAATACTCCACTTGGTCGGAGCCGCCGATGAAACGGAAATGCGGCATTCCCTGACCAGAATCATACCAGTCAGCGAACAACACTTCGCGCAGATACCGAGCGATGAAATGCAGCGCCTTGAAGGTCATAGGACCCGTGGGCAGAAGGGGTGCGAATTTCACACCCAAGTCAGTCTCAAGTCCGCCGGTGAACAGCGAATTGAAATCGTAGTTTGCATTCGCGGTGAACTTCGAGGCACTCCGGAGATACAACTGGGCGCGAACGTCCGCGTTGATATACTGGGTGACGAGTTTCTTGAGCGAATCCTCAGCCATGACATACGAGCCCTTGAAGGCGGCGTAACCTTTCTTCACGCAGATATTCGGACCCCGGCCACGGAATGATTCGAGGCGCAGAGTGAATTCAACAGTGTCGGTGAGGTCTTGCGAGCCATTCTGGCCGCAGATGTCGGTGTCACAAACGAAGGTCGGAATGGCGAGAGAATCACCGGGAGCCGCCTGCATTTGAACGATTGAACGAATCGCGTCGGACGTGCCAGAAGGAAATACGCCACCACCGATTACATTCATGTAAACGGCATTGGCAGCGAGAGCCTTGGCGATGGTCCCTACGATTCGGTTTGTATCCTTCGACGCGATATCAGAAATCGCAGAAGGGTCGTCGCAGAAAAAAGCCATAAATAAGCCTAATCTTTTTATGGGACTAATTAACCGTGTCCCAAAAATTTCCGGTTCATGCAAGTTGTCCCGCATGAAAGGACTCTTTTCGCTACGGCCAAATAGCGGATTAGGCGCTCTCCGGTGAAGCTATCTCCAGAGCGTTTTTAGAGCTTCAAATAGTAGTTACCAAAACTAAGAAATCCGTCAATAGACGGTCCGTCAAGCTTTCATCGGGACGTGAGATACTCAGTCCTTGCTTTACACAGGTCGTCAAACACTGTTCTGTCTTTGACGGAATGGATGAACCGTATTCCTTTGTTCCGCACAAGGTCGTGCATGATGGTGTATCCACTATGGCGAGCGCCCGGGATGCTAGAGCCAACGGGACACTCGGACGTAGGGCACGACGCGCCATCCAAAAATCCAAGTGACGGGACTCCAGTGTAATGGGCAAGAGCCATGAAATACCAATCTATATACGGCGTCTGGACCCATCCATACTCCGTTCCATACTGGCCAAAAAGTTTTGTATCTCGGATATCGAACTGACCCTTCGACAGAAGCCGTTCCAAAGTCTGCCGAGAAAAAACATACGGCGGCTGGAGCGCGAATCGGGGCAGCGGATAATTGGGCTGACGAATATGGATGTCGTCTGGTACTTTGTTAGACCAGATTGCGTCCGGTCGCGAGAAAATGTAATCCGGCAGCCCTGGGGACAAAAGACACGAGTCGGCGTCATTCGCGAGATACCAATCCGCCTCGAAGTCAAGCAGGGCTTTCAACTGGAGATACTGTCGGTCTAAAGAATCCGGACCGATATAGCACCGCTTCCCGGCAGTCCTGCACCAAGCCCCCGGCTTGATTACGGGCGAATCGTCTGGCGAGAGAACAACAACTGGAGCGCCGTGCTGGATATGCGCGGGCCAGAGGTTTCCCATCTGATTCATGTCGCCTTGATAGCAGTGAACGGATACGAGTAATTTCATTGTCTTGATAAAAAGTCCCTGTAGGCAAGCGGAAGCCCTTCGTTGAGAAACGTATTAGGAGCCCATCCCATTTTCCTAATTTTGGAATTGTCTAGGAAACGAACGGGGGTGCCGTCCGGCTTCGACTCATCCCATCGAATGCTTCCGTGAAAGTTTGTAGCATATGCAATCATGTGTGCTAGCTTCAGCAGGGAACAATGTTCGCCCGAGCCAATATTGACTGGAACTTCCCCGTCGTAGTTATTCATCAACCACAGGCACGCGGAGGCTAAGTCATCGGACCAGAGGAATTCTCGAACCGGCTTGCCCGAGCCCCAGAGCGTCACGTCTTCCTGTTTCAGCTTCGCCCAATGAAACTTGTGAATCATCCCTGGAATGACGTGCGACTTGTAGGGGCCGTAGTTGTCGTTTAAGCCGTAAAGATTCGTAGGGATGCACGAAATGAAATTGCAGCCCTTCTCTCGCCGGAAAGCTTTACACAACTCGTGCCCCAAGATTTTGCATAGAGCGTATCCCTTATTGCTTTCCTCAAACGGGCCGGTCAATAGTTCGCTTTCAGTAATCGGGACACTGGCAAGTTTCGGATACGCACACGCGCTGCCGAGGAATAGAAGTTTCTCGACCCCATACTCAGCCGCGAGAGAAATCACGTTGTTCTGGATGGCGGTGTTCTGGAGAATTGCTTCCGTCGAATAGCTGGTGTGCGCCATAATACCGCCAACCCAAGCCGCGCAATGAAATACGTAGGCCGGACGGTGGACGTAAAAAAATTGCCTCGCCTGAGCCTCCTTTGACAAGTCAACTTCGGAATGGGGCGCGAAGACTACGTTCTCGTATCCGGCTCGGCGAATAATCCGGTGAACGGCAGAGCCAACTAAGCCTCGATGGCCGGTGATAAAAACTGTCTTACGGGGGTCAATCATACGTCAAGTGCCTTTCTACCATACTTCATCAAAATGCCGGATTTGTCGCCGTGAATCCAGGCCCACCGTTTATCCACGAAGGATTGATATTCCTCTGGGGAAAAAGTCGGGGTGTTATATATACTCTGTATCTCCGGTATATTGGCCCACCCATGTTTCTTGAATTCATGTCGCATCGCGTAATCCCATCCGGCCATGGGGTGAACAGTCGGGACGGTCTTGAGAATCCAGTCAAGGGCATCCCGCCTACATGAGACCAAACAATTCCCGTTGATATGTGTCGCAATCGGGGCATCTGGCGCGTCACTGCCTACCATAGGGCCCGCTATGACAACCGGAGAAATAGAATTGACTCGGCCCCATGCCGCGTGAAGCCGTAAAACCCAGTCCTTGCAAAGCGGAGCGCCGTCCGCCTCACAAGTAAATACACACTTATACATGGGCGCTTTGCCCGCGTAGCACATACTCCGCACCCATTCAATTGTTGATGTCCATAGCCCGTTGCAACCAGACGGCCATCCGGTGAGCCTGCTTCGAGTGCGATATTGGAATACGTTGAACTTCCTAGAAAGGTCCGTAGTAATTTTTTCCGGGAAATAAGGGCAGTCAAAACGGTTCACCAAAAGAATGTCAGCCAAGTCGCTGTGTTTTTCTTCGATGTCGCTGATAAATTGGGCGAGCGACTTGGCGTGTTCTCGGTCGCCGGACCAAAACTGGAGTGCAACGAGCATCTTCGTCATGCTTTGTGTTCCTTTATGCCGGTATTGTGTAATCCAAATACAGTGTGCCCGATGTGTCCTGCCACTAAACCCATATCAACATACGGCTGATGCCCGGCAGCGGACGCACGAAGACAAAACGAAACGTCTTCACCCGAGCCGAGAGGATTCTCTGCACGCGCTTCTGCGAGAGCCGACTCTATTCCCTCCAGCGCCTTGTAGGCTTTTTCGGCGGTGAGAGGTCCGCCGTCAAGCATCCTGTCCTTGATTGCCTGAACGCGGTCGATTAGACTCGCTTCGGTCGAGGCAAACCACTGGCCTCCCTTTTTATCGCCGCCCCTGGCGAGCCTTGGAAAGCGTTTCTCAATATCCTCGAACACGCTTCGATGTATCAATAGGCATCCGGTGGCAACCCACCGGGTCGGCTTGATTTGATTATATGGCCCCCGGCGAGCCCAAGCACTTTCTTCGGGGTTCGCCGCCTCGCCATACATTAGATTAGAGCCGGGATACCGCCCTGAATATAATGCCCCAACCAAAGTCTTCTTGTGACTCATCAGTCGGTCAATCGCGTTGAAGTCCGAGAACGGTTGAGCGAAATTGAAACCCGTAGCCATCCGAAACCACTTGGCATTCCCGAAAGGTACAATCATGTCATCATCGACAGTGAGCATCCAGTCGCACGGGGAATTCAAAAACGCTTCCGCGCACTTGTTCCGGGTGTGAGCAACGAAAGCGTCCCCGAACTTTAGCAAATCCCCGGTCCGACGGTGGTCGCAGAGTTGTCCCACACTGAAAGCCGTGAGCGGATGAACAGACTTTTGCCAAGGTTTGGCAACGAGAACTTTAGTCCCCAGTGCCTCGACAATTTCAGGTCGAGGCACTGGCGGAAGTTCTGCACCTGACCCGAAGCGGTTAGGCAGTTGCATTGGCTTTCCTCTCGCGTTCCTCCATCACTTGCTTTGCGATGGCGTCGAGAGCGTCGCCTACCGGAACCGTGTGGTCCGGTTTCTTCGCGGGCGGGGGAACTGCGCCCGGGTTCGCGCCGGACTCGTTCAACCGAGACCGGCTACTGTTTTTGACTTTGTCAAATTTGGCTTGAAGCGAGTCGCGTTCCTTCGTTATGACCGCGAGTTGCGCGTCCACTTTGGCCTTCTCGCGCTGCGTATTGAAAAGCTGCGCCATGCCAGTGATAAGGATTGCCCGCATCGCTGGGGAATCATCCGCGAGCGCGGCATCCAACTGAGGACGAAGTTCAGTAACAAACTTGTTGTGGTCTTCCACATCGGCCTTCACTTGGAGAGTCGCATCCTTCGCCAGTTCTTTTTCTTTAAACCACCCTAGATTCGGGAGCATGTTGTCAAGCTGCGCCTTCGTTTGCGTGACGTGACCAGTGACGGACTGATTAAGTTCCGACTCGCGGGCCTTGGCATACTCCGTGAAGTTCTGCTTCGCCGTTTGAACGGCCTGTTCCTTGTTGTATCGGGCGTGAAGAATGTCCGCCACTTTGGACTCGATGACTCGCTGAAGGGTTGGGTCGCCCATCGCCTCGAACACTTTTGAGAGATTTGTTTTATCCGGCCCCCCAAACTGTTTAATCTTGGAGAGGATTTCCGGGGTGACGACCGGAGACTTCTGGAGTTGCGCGTAAATGAAATTCCGCGCCGACTCAATGGTCTTGTCAAACTCTTTGAACTTGGGGTCGAAATCAACATCCAACTTGCCGCGCCACTCGCGCAACTCAGCCAGTTCTTTTTCTTTCTCCAGTTGTTCAGTCGTAGGATTCGCAGCCGACTTTTTGATAGCGGCTAGTTCCTCTTTGGTCTTCAACAACTCTGACTCAACTTTCGCAACCTCGCGGGCCGCTATAAGCTTGACGGTCGCGAAAGCTTCCGAAGATTTAGGAGCGGCACCTTGAGGGAGCGCGGGCGCGTCTTTGAACATCGTCTTGACGCGTTCTTCTTCTGAAGTGGCACTTTTGGACGCCGCTTCGGAAGCGGCTTCCTTCGCAGCCTTTTCCTCTGGGGTCTCCACTTCGGTGGCGGCTTTGTCAGCGGCCTCCTTCGCGGCAGATTCATCTTCTGCGGTCTTGACTTCGGCGGCTTTCTTTGAGGTTTCCTCCGCCCGTTTCGCCAATTGGTCTAGCGCATCGCCAGCGTCTCCGCTTGGGTCTGCGGCAGTACTATGGCCCATGATGTCCTGTGCGGCAACTTTGGCCGCAAGGTCTGCATTTACTTTTGCGTTATCCGGCTGTGTTACAACCGGGGTGATGAGGGGTGTTTCTGCCATAAAATTAAATTGATAAAGGGTCTAGACTCGCTGGCGTTTGTTCCGGTCCAAGTTTCTGCCCATCCTGCCAGTGTTCATCTGCCTCCAGCGGCGGATACTCAGTCTCCGACTTAGGAGCCGGGGGCGGAGGATGTGCCAACGAAATTAGTTCGCGAACGACAACTTGAAATCCGCGCACTTCACCGGCGCGAATCATAATCTTGTTCGTATCGCCTCCGTCCAAAAGAGGCGGAGCCACTTCCACAAGTTTCGGCAGAAGTCGTTTGCCGGTTTCAGTATCCAGAAACGACGCTAACTTTTCCGCGTCGAACGGGGTCCATTCAAGAGAGCCAGCGAGTATTTCCAATTTATTGTGGGGGTTGTACAGCGGCGGGGGCCTGCTGCGGTTGAGGAACAATCTGACCGTCGTTGTGGGCAGCCGCCATCTGTTGATGCTGGTCAGCTTGGGCATCTAACATCTTCAGTTGAGCGATAGTAGGTCCGACTTGGTCTAGAAATTTTTTGACTGGGGCCAACTCATTCGGCTTGATGCCATGAGAAAGCGCCTGCTGATAATGTTCGTTGATGTGCGCCGCGAATGCTTCAAGCGATGTAGTCGGATGTTCCCCCGCCTGAATGTGAGCGCCAAGCTGTTCAACCGCGGGCATCAAAATCTGCAAGTGAATAAGATGATTATCCCGGGGCGATACGGGCACCGGCTGGCCCGAGGTCAGTAACATAATTTCCATTTGCTGGAGCCGGTTTTGTTCCGCGTGTTCGGTCGGGTCGTTGTCCGGCAACAAAAGTTTTTCAGCGAAATCGGCGGAGACCTTGGCGGTCAAATCCTCGACTTCGAGTTGCCGCTGATTGTAAAGCGGATTGCCTTTCTTTTCAGCGGCGATGGAGGCAATCAGTTGGCGTTCATACGGAGTCAAATCTTTGATGGTTCCAGACACCGGCTGGCTAGCCAATTCTTGGATTTCTTCTTTGGTCATTTCCAATTCCAATTGCTTCCGGGCCTCGACAGCGTCCTCCTCGTCGCAGTCGGGGTTGCAGATTCGTTCCTGCATCGTTTGAAAAAGATTGGTGGTTTGTTCCATGAACCGCGTGATGCGAACGTCTTGACCTTCTTCCTCGCGCTGTGCGAGCAAAGACCACGCCTGCGGCGAACGGAAAGCTTCGCCTTCAACTTGCGGCACCGAGGTAGAGCCAATAAGTTGATTTACAATTTGTCCGAAGTAGGCATCGAGTTTAATGAACCCTTCGACATTTCCGTCGATTTTCTGTTCGAGAACAGTCCATCCAGACGGGACAATGATAGTAGAGCCTACTACGGACATTCGGAAAGTGTGAATGCGCTTGATGTCGCCCTGTACAAGCGTTTTGCCAGACATGATTAGGCGGTCAACGACTTCGTTGCGGGTCCGGTCAATCATGCCCGCGAGTTCGTAAATGTCCCGGCCTACGCCTTTGCTTCCGTGCAGAGTGCCATTGCCTTTTTGGAAAGAAAAGAATGCGAGACAACTCTCGGTCGAATCGAAGCGGTCGTCACGGTGGAAAATCTCCTGCATTTCAGGACCCGCAACGCGGTAATGTGAAACTTTACCGGAGACTTCGCGAGCGAGCAGCGAATAAACAACGACGACGGATGCCCCGGCCATGTAACTAGCCCCGATGGTGAGTTCTCGAAGTGCGTTCTGATACCACGTCTCAAGCGTCCCACCTACATTAAGCCGGTCACGAATCTGGACAGGTGACGCCCGATTGATTGCGTCACGGCAGTTCTCCAGGGACCACCCGGCGTCCTTGGCGGATTCGGGGTCTTCTTTGATTTGGGCAAAAAGTTCATGGGGTAGATAGACTTCTTTGAGCACAGCTATCTGAGCCCATCGGACATCGGCCTTGGTCCCGTCAGCGACGAAAGATTCATCCTGCTTGAAATGCTTCGGGAACCAACTATATTCGTCCAACCACGCACAAATGGTGTGTCCAAAAAGGGCGTTATCGAAAGCGATATCTTCAATGAGCGTCCGGAATCCTTTCCGAGCCCGGATTGTTTTGGTTATAATTTCACGAAAGCGTTCAGACTTTTGAGTCGCGTTCTGGTTCTTATTGGAAAGGGAAGCGTTAGTAAAGTATTTGAGACCGTCGATGGCCGAGACGAATCGGGGCGCGACTTTCTCAATCATCGCTGGCAGCGGCTTCGTAGTAAAGTTCGAGCGCCATCCGAAACCTTCGGCCTCCAGCTTATAAGCGTCGTACGGTCGTTCGGCGTTATACTTCGCGAGGATTCGAGAATTGACGATGGAACGGTTTCGCCCCGCCATAACAACCGTCTTGATAACATCACGGGCCATCCCAACGTCGGCGATGGATTTTTGGGTCGGCTTCCCGGACTGTAATCCGATAGCGGGCGACTGAATCACCGAGCCTAAATAATTGGACGGATAACCCGAGGTATTAAGACTGCTATATGGGCCAGTATCTTTAGACATTTTACTTCAACTAGGAGTTACGCGTTTACGCCAGATTCGCAACCAGCGTTTGTCCGGGCACTGTTCCGTGGCCAGCATAACCTTGGCCTCAGCCAGACATCCGCACCGTTGGCACTGGCCGTCTTGAAACTGCGGGCAGGATTTGCAGATGTCGTATCTCTCTGCCTGTTCGCGAGGAGTGCATAGCGTTCGATATCCTCGGAGCCTCGCCCACTTGAGCAACACTATCGCCTTGATGAAAGTAAAAATCACGGCTGTTTAACCTCCCTGAAATTATGGTCCCACAAGGCATACGCGATACAGACGGCGGAAGAAGTGACCTTTTCTTCCGTGATGTCCGGAAAATATTCGTGCAGAAGTTCGTGAATCAGGGTCTCCAAAAGGGTCTGGCTGTCTAAATTACGCTGAATCTCAATCCTCCCTGGATGGTGAACACTCTGCTTTTTGGGAGGATACCAATACCCGTTAATTCTCTTGGGGAGTTTCTTGTAAGTTATGGAAGGGATTTTTACTTTCTTCACAAGACCCTTTTTCTCCAGCAATGCCCTGGCAGCGCGGCACTATCTATCGTTGGGCGTTCGAGCCACACAGCAACACCGTTGTCTTCGCCGGTTTCAGCGCATCCGTGTAGTCTTGCGTCCTGCCTTGTTCGTCCGAGGATTTCTTTACGAGCCTCTCCAATCGCCTGCTTGCAAGAACCACATCCTTTTCCAATCTCCGTGTTAAGAGAACATCCCGCACAAATTGTTGCGCGAGCGCGAGCGACTTCATCGGGAACACAGGGCGATTCGTTGTTTGCTTTCGCCAGAGCAAGCCACTGTAAGACGCGTGACTTGAGCGAAGCGCGTTTAGTCTGTTCCGCGCGAACACCGTTGTCGTTCCGACATAGGCCAGGGTCTCGCGAACAAGCTTGGTCAATGACTTCTTGTGGCGGATTTCCCGGCGGAATCCCCGCGCGTTTGCGATAGTTGGCAACACGAGAAACGACGCCAAGCCAAGTCTGGCCAACAATCTTTGTGCCGTCCGACTCTTGGAAATAAAATCCGCCCTTTGGGTAGATGTTAGGATTTAAAGTCTGCATTTTCTCAAAACATTTCCCCCATCTCCGTCGGCAGCTTCATAGACTCGTCCAAATAATCATGACGATTACTTTCATCAATGCGAGCGCCTCCCGGATAACGTGCTTCCACCCAAGAATCATCGAGGTCTCCGGGAACATCAATGTTGTCGCCCCTCATTGACAGTATAAGACCACTGCCCTTTCGGGCGGCGTGAACTAATAGCGTCAAAGAGTCTGCGTCATTGGGGGAACTGAAACCGCGACTCATGTAGTCTCTCTTTGACTCCACTTTGGTCCTGCCTCCGGCGGATTTGAAATTGCGCTGCGTTAACTGCGGTGCAAGCTTTGCTAAATCCATTGCCGGTGACAGTAGAAAATATCCGAACTCTCCCCAGGCACGGAGCGCGAACCACAACTCAGTTGCCATCCGGTCATATTGTTCTTTGCACGTCTTGGTGTCCTCTGACATCAACTTCTGTTCGGACGCCGACTGCGAATAATTCAGGTCGTGAATCAACTGGGACCATTCATATTTTATCAAGTCCGCCGTTCCTGCGCCGTGGCCCGTCCGGTCACACGCGTAGTAATCGCCCTTGACGCCTGCTTTCCGATTGAGCGAAATGATGGCCTCCTTCATTACAATCGTGTCCCCCTTGGGAAGAACGAATTGTTGAGTTGCCATAAGGCCCCAACGAGGGATGACTTGGCCCGCGCGGTCCTTGAACATTACCGTTCGGCCCTTAGGAAATTCGATGGACGGCGGAAACTTAATGCCGGTCGCCCGGCCAAAGAGCCCAAGCGTATGGACTGCTTCATCGCCTCCGTCGAGAGCCAAGTCAGTAGCAGCAACAGGCGATGGGTCTTCATACCAAATAAACTCGCCTTTCCATTTTGGAAACATTCCCGCGGGAATCACCGTCGCCTCCATGCCCGTGGCCGGATACATTCCGCGCCCCATCGTCTGGTATCCCGGCGAATTGCGTCCGCCTGCGTTCAGGGCAATAGCTTCGAGCCCAGACCGAGTCTGGAGACCCGGGAAACGTATACGCCCTTCGAGGACGTTCTCAGAGCGTTCTCCGTCGAGACGCAAAACAGACCAGCCGCGCTTGGACTGCCATCGGAAATGTTCATCGGGATTGACACCTTCCCATCCAAATATAGGCTCCGAACGTTTGCCGACTTCGTCGTAAGGATTTGTAGGATTGTAAGCGCCTCCGATTTTAAAACCTTGCGCCCCCTTTTCTTCGATTTCAGACAGGACGTTGTCAACGTCTTTCCAGACGCCCTTCGCAATATTCTCAATTTCGTCGAGAAAAATAAACATGCGGGACAGAGGACCGAAGACAGGATGCGGGG